TGACTATGAATTAATTGCAAGTAGAGAATATTCTGAAGATAATGAAGATTTAGATACTTGGAAACAAAGTGTTATAGATAATGATTTAGAATTAGAATCTATAAAATCTAAACCAAGTGGTGATAGTTATTTAGATAAAAGTGTATATAAAGTAAGATATGCATATTCAGAAAAGTATTCTAGTGATAATACTAGAGATTTTTGTAAGACTATGATGTCTAGATCTAAAAGTGGTGTTGTATATAGATTAGAAGATATAGATAAAGCATCAAGAGAAGGTGTAAATAAGTCGTTTGGTCATAAAGGTCAACCATATGATTTATTTAAATATAAAGGTGGACCTAATTGCGGTCATTACTGGGAAGAAAGACTTTATAAGTTAAAAAAGAAAAAAGACGGTGAATACTATGAAGATAAAGCATTATCTAGTAGTGAAGAAGTAAAAACAATACCTAAAACGTATAAACCTAGACCAGCAGGTCATAAAAAAGCTAAAGTAGCACCTAAAGATATGGATAATCAAGGGTATAAAACAGCAAAAAAAAATAAGAAGTAATGGCACAGGTATTATTTATTAAAATACAGGACTTAAAAAAGAATACAGTAATAGACGGTAACGTAGATGTAGATAAGTTATTGCCTTATGTAAAAATTGCACAAGAAATACATATACAAAATTTCTTAGGTACAAAATTATATGAGAAGATTATAGCTTTGATAACTGCAGGTACACTTACTACTACAGACAATCCTAATTATTTGACTTTAGTAAATAAATATGTACAACCTGCACTTATACATTTTGCTATGATGGATTACTTACCATTTGCAGCATATCAAGTAAAAAACGCAGGTGTATTTAAACACATAAGCGAAAACGCAGAAAGTGTAACAAAAAGCGAGGTAGACTACTTAGTAAATAAAGAAAGAGAATTTTCTGAATATTACATACGTAGAATGATAGATTATTTAAGTTTTAACAATAATTTGTTTCCAGAATATAATCAAAATTCTAATGAAGATGTATATCCAGATAAGGATAATTTATTTAATGGATGGGTTTTATGAAAAGATACAAAGTAAAAAATAAGAATATAATAAAATTAAAAAAATATATAAATAATAAATTAAAGAAAAATGGCGACATTAACTGGAAATTCAATAAGTAGTACATATACTTCGCTATTAAAAGTAGGTGATAACGGTACTTTAGCTTCTGCATTACAATCAATTACAGATGGTGCAGGTAATACGACTGGTTTAAGTATGAACACAGGCGGTGATTTAACTGCGATAGGAACGGTAACTGCAAATGCTTTTAGTGGAGCTTTGACTGGTAATGTAACAGGGAATTTAACAGGAAATGTAACTGGTAACGTAACTGGTGCAATAACTGGTAATGTAACTGGTAATGTGACAGGAGATCTTACTGGTAATGCAGATACTGCAACAGCTCTAGCTACTGCAAGAACTATAGCAGGAGTAAGTTTTGACGGTACTGCTAATATTAGTTTAGACACAGATAACATAACAGAAGCTACAAACAAGTATTATACAGCAGAAAGAGTAGATGATCAAGTAAATACATTAGTACAAGCAGGGACAGGTATTACAAAAACATATGATGACGCAGGTGGTACACTAACAATTACTAACAGTGCCCCTGATCAAACTGTGGCACTAACTGGGGGTACAGGTATTACAGCAAGTGGTACATACCCTAGCTTTACAATAACAAATACACAACCTGACCAAACAGTAAGTTTAACTGCTGGTACAGGTATTACGGTATCAGGTACTTATCCTAATTTCACAATAGCCAATAGTGGAGCAGGTATAAGTTTAACAGATTTGTCTGCAACTGATGCAGGTGGACTAGGTAGTTTTAGTTACGATAATTCATCGGGTGTGTTTACTTACACAGGACCTTCGGATGCAAATGTAAGAGCTTTAATAAGTGCGGTTGACAATGGTGGAGACGGTTCTTTATCTTACAACAGTTCTACAGGAGTTATTTCCTATACTGGACCAAGCTCAAGTGAAGTACAAGCACACATTACTAAAACATATGTAGATAGTTTAGGGATAGCCGCATCAACTGCAGATACTTTATCAACACCAAGAACAATAAACGGACAGTCATTTGATGGTAGTGCAAACATAAGTTTTGATACAGATAGCGTAAGCGAAGGTAGTTCTAATTTATATTACACTACAACAAGATTTGACACAGCATTTGCTACAAAGGATACAGGAGATTTAACAGAAGGTACAAACTTATATTATACTAATGAGCGTGTAGATGATAGGGTATCAAATTTAGTAGTAGCAGGTACATCAATTAGTAGTACTTATGATGATGCAAACAACACATTAACTATTGCTAATACAGCACCTGATCAGACAGTAGCTTTAACAGGTGGTACTGGTATTTCTACTTCAGGTACATATCCAAGTTTTACAATTACTAACGATAGTCCTGACCAAACGGTTGCTATTTCAGCAGGTACAGGAATAACTACATCAGGAACCTATCCTAATTTCACTGTTACAAACTCTGCACCTGACCAAACTGTATCATTAACACAAGGAAGTAATGTTACAATAACAGGATCATACCCATCATTTACTATAGCTGCAACTGACACAAACACAACCTATACTGCAGGTACAGGTTTAGCATTAGCGGGAACAACGTTTAGTTTAGACGCAGGATTAAACAATCTAACAGACACAACTATAACATCACCTGCAGCAGGTCAAGTATTAATATATGATAATACAAATTCTATATTTGAAAACGCATTACTGACAGCAGGTTCAAATGTAAGTATTACAAACGCTGACGGATCTATTACTATTGCAGCAACAAATACTGACACTACATATACAGCAGGAACTGGATTAAGTTTAACTGGTACAACCTTTGCATTAGATTCAGGAATAAATAATTTAACTGATGTAAATATTACAAGTGCAGCAGCAGGTAATGTTTTAATCTATGACGCTACAAATACTTATTTTGAGAATGCTTTATTGACGGCAGGAAGTAATGTAACGATAACAAATGCAGATGGATCAATAACAATAGCAGCTAGTGATACAAATACTACATACACGGCAGGTAGTGGTCTAACATTAAGTGGTACAGAGTTTTCATTAACAAATAATGCAGTTACTATAGGTGGTACATCAGTAGCGTTAGGTTCTTCATTAACTGCAACGTCAGGATCGTTAACAATAGGTGGAAATGGTAGCACAGGTGGTGTTACAATAGATGATGGTTCTATACAAATAAGAACTGGTACGGGTAATGTAGCAGAAATGAGATTTTATTGTGAAGTAAGTAATGCACATTATCAAACATTAAAAGCTGCACCTCATAGTGCTGCAAGTAGTGCTGTATTAGTATTACCAACAGCTTCAGGTAACTTAGTAGGTACAGGAGATTCAGGTACAGTAGCAACTGCAATGGTTGCTGATGACGCAATTAATTATTCTAAATTAGGAGCAGAATATACAACATCAGCTGCTATATCTGCAAGTGATGTAGATTGGTCAAGTGCAGCAGTACATACTAAAACACTAAGTGCAAACACTACACTTACATTTAGTAACGTTAGTACTGGTATGACTGTAGATTTAGTAATAAGTGGAAATTATACATTAACTTTACCTGCAAGTGTAAAAGAAATAACAGGTACTTATGATGGAACGGTAGCAAACCTTATACAAATAGTAAGTACAAATGGATCAACAGAACAATGGGCAACAATAAGTAAAGAAGCATAATGTGGGCAAATAATATAAATGGTGAAATAAAATTGTTTAGTATATTACCAAGTTATTGGGACGGTGTTAAATTCTATTCTAAAGCATTTGCTAGTTCACCAATAGAGGTTTTAGAAGAAGAGGGATTTTTTCCTGTTATAGATCCACAAATAGATGAAGAAACAGAAGAATTAGGAGATTTATATTTAGAAGATAATAAATATTATTATATAGTAATACAGAAATAATTATGAAAGCAGTAAATAACAACGGAATTATAACTACATATCCTGACGTTCCACTAAAGTTCAGATCGTCAACAGGGTATCACTTAAACGCTAGAAGTATGACAGCAGACGAGCTTCGTAATGCAGGATTATTTGACGTAATAATAGATGAAGATTATGATTCTAGGGTACACGATTTAGGTGAAATATATTGGGATTCGCAAAGTACTGTGTTTAGAAAAGATACAGTGGATAAAACTTGGTCACAAACATTAGCAGAGTTAAAAGAGCAAAAGATCACAAACTATAAACATATAGTAGGTGGTGAATTAGCTAAAACAGATTGGTATATAATAAGACAAACAGATAATGGTGAAATAGTACCTACAGAAATAGTAGATCAAAGACAATTACTGCGTAACTTAACTAATCAGGTAGAAAACGAAGTAAATGCTTTAACAACAAAAAAACAAGTTATATTATACGAATACCCTAGTTATGAGTCTTAGAAAAAGATTATTAGTTAAACCACCTGATACTGGAGGAATAACACCATCAGAACACTTTGGAATAGTATTATACGAGGGTGATGGTTCTTCACCACATTCTATTAATGGAGGTAAGTTTGGTGCAGCTGCTTATACTGCAAATAGTGGTGTTGTAACACTACCTGATAATGTTATAGATGCTAATAATCATTCAGTTTCAATTTGGTTTTATGCAAATAATCTTTCAGGCGAACAACACTTGATGGAGCTTGATGAAACAAACAGAATCATATTTAGAATTTCTTCTCCTAATAACAACGATTGGTGTTATATAGGTAATAGTG